GATGGTTCTGCTGATGGTGCTGGTGGTGGTGGTTCAACATATTATGGTCATCCACAAATAAGTTCAGGTGCTACAACAGCAGGTTCAGTTTGTGAATCAGGTGGTGCTGCTAATCCACTTTATACTGCTTGTACAAGTGAAGGTGGTCCTTATCCAGGAACCTCTTGTACTACAGGCGCAAGAAATGGTGAAGATGGATATGTTTTAATTACCGCTGCTAGTTCAGCATTAGCTCAACCAGGCGGCGGTTCATCAACAATTGTATCAACGGCCTTTACATCAACAAGTGTACCAACAAGTGCTCGTATCGTAGTTTTTGAAGAAAATGTAGATACACCAACTTTAAATACAGATATTATTGCTTCAATATCCAGAGATGCTGGAGTTACATTTACAAATGCCACTCTGGCCGATTCAGGATATGTAACAGGTTCAAGTGGTCAAAGAATTTTAACTGGTCAGGCCGATATAAGTGGCCAACCAAGCGGACAATCAATGAGATGGAAGTTAGCACTTGCTAACAATACAGTAAAAATACACGGCGTAAGCCTTCAATGGAGTTAATCAATGGCTTTAACAAAAGTTACAGGTAAAGGGATTACTTGTAGTGCTGTTACTGAAGACAAATTAGGCACTTCGGCAGTTACTACAAATAAAATAGGACCAGATGCTGTCACATCAGCAAAAATTAATAATGGTGCTGTAACGGCTGATGATTTAGCTTCTACTTTAGATTTATCTTCAAAAACAGTAACACTACCAAGTGATGTAGTTTCAGATTTAAAAAGACCAGTACAAGACAATATTGCTTTACTTGGTTTCAAAATGGCCGTAAATGATGGCCTTACAATTTTCAATTTAGTTGACGGTGTAGTAGATGAGTTTAATGATGAGTCAGGTACAGACGAAGCGGAAGGTTCAAATGATATTTACTGTGGAACAAGTGACTTCTATCAAAATCTAAGTGCTCCTGTTCCTATTTCTGCTGGTTTTTCAATGTCAACTATTACAGAACCAGATACGTCAGTTTCTAGCACAAATCCAGCAAATGGTTCAGGAACTTTTGGTACATTTACAGTTCCTTCAGGATTGACATCTGTTGCTGTTAAAGTTTGGGGTGCTGGAGGAGGTGGAGGTTATAACTGTGGAACTTTTGGTGGTGAAACTACAGGTGGTGGTGGAGGAGGATATGCTGCTGGTACTTTAGCAGTAACTTCAGAACAAACAATTTATGTAAATGCTGGAGAAGGAGCAAACGGTCCTGCTATGCCAGTAGGTCCTGGTTATATGGGATTTTATAATGGTCCTGGTCCTGCAGAACCAACAACTCCTGGTGTTGGTGGCGGTGGCTTATCAGGTTTGTTTAGTGTTGATATATCTACTCAAGCAATACCTTGCCATTCAGCTCCTACTGCTTTTATAGTTGCTGGTTCTGGTGGATCTGGTAATTACAATGGAGGCGGACCACAAGATGACTATCACGGAGGTGCTGGTGGAGGTCTAACAGGTTGTGCTGGAGGACCTGCTGGAGCCGAGCAAACAGCTAATAGAGGTCCAGTTGGTGAAATAGGTGGAGGAGGATCACAATCTGCAGGAGGTCAAGGAGGAGTTCCTTCTCCAGGCCCAGGACAAGGTACTTTATTTAAAGGTGGTAGAGGTGGTGGAAGTGGTGGAGCTGGGTTTTACGGTGGAGGTGCAGGTAATTTTAGTCCCGGTCCTGGTCACGGTTCTGGTGGTGGAGGTTCATCTTATTATAGCCATCCACAAGTATCATGCGGTTCTACAGAAGAAGGTTCTTTAAGTGAGGGAGGAGGAGTTTCAATACCAGGTTATACAGCAAGTACAAATGAAGGCAGTCCCGTAGGTTCTAATTTGTTGGGTGAAGATGGTTTTGTGTTAATCACAGGTACCGCTACTGGTTCAACTACCTCAACAACAATCGTATCAACAGCATTTACATCAAGTTCAGTTGCTACTTCAGCACGTATAGTAGTATTTGAAGAAAACGTGGACTCACCAACTTTAAATACAGACATCATAGCGTCTGTCAGTAGAGATGGAACAAATTTCACTAATGCTACCTTAACAGATTCAGGTTATGTTACAGGTAGTTCAGGACAAAGAATTTTAACAGGCCAAGCCGATATATCAGGTCAACCTTCTGGTCAGTCTATGAGATGGAAACTGGCATTGGCCAATAATACTGTCAAAATACACGGCGTGGCTCTACAATGGAGTTAATCTGTGGCCATAACTAAAACAACAACTACATCTATTAAAGACGCTTCAGTAGAAGAAGCAAACATTAATAACTGTGCGGCTACTAATACAAAATTAGGTGCTGACGCTGTTACAAGTGCCAAAATAAACAATGGTACAGTTACAACAGACGATTTAGCGTCAACTTTAGATTTATCTTCAAAAACAATAACATTACCTAGTAGTGCCATTTCTTTTGATAGAGAATATAATAACATTGGCCTTTTAGGATTTAAGATGGCCGTAAATGAATCATTAACGGTGTTTAATCTTGTAGATGGTGTAGTAGATGAATTTAATGATGAATCAGGCACAGATGAGGCCGAGGGTTCTAATGATAATTATTGTGGTACAGATGATTTTTATAAAAATCAAAGTAATCCCGCTTCTTATTCTGCTGGTTTTTCAATGACAGCTATTACAGAACCAGATACTTCAGTTGCTGGTACAAATCCTTATGTATCAAATGGAACTTTTGGATCTTTTACTGTACCTTTGGGTATGACAAGTGCCTCTCTTAAAGTTTGGGGATCAGGAGGGTCAGCTGGATTTACATCAATCTATGGAGTTCCAGCTGGTAATAACGGAGGTGGTGGAGGATTTGCGAGCGGAACACTAGCAGTTACTCCAGGCCAAGTGTTATATATGAGTGCTGGTGAAGGAGGAGTGGACCCTCAAGTACAAGCTTATGGTCCACAAGATACTCCAAGTGCATTTTTAAATGGAGGAGATCAAGGAGGAGGATTATCTGGAGTTTTTGGAAACACAGCACCTACATTTGCAGGTACAGTTCCTAGTCCAGCACCTATTCCTGTAGCAGCACCACAAGTTTATCTTGTAGCTGGAAGTGGAGGAGCAAGAGGATTTGGAGCTCCTAACAATAGAGGTGGTGGAGCAGGTGGTGGTTTAATTGGTGACGCTGGTTCAACAACAACTGCTCAAAATAGTGAAAATGGAGAAATTGGAGGTGGAGGTGGTTCACAAACACAAGGTGGTATTGGCGTAGGTCCTCAAAATTTTAGCTCGGTAGGAGAACCAGGTGGATTTTTAGCGGGTGGTGAAGGTATTGGTGGAGGTGCTGGATATTATGGAGGTGGTGGTGGAGGTGCTATAAGTGGAGGAGATCACGGCGCTGGTGGAGGTGGTTCATCTTATTATGGGCATCCTCAAATAACTTGTGGTTCAACTGAAGATGGTCAAGGATCAACAGGTGGAGGAATATCAGATCCTGCTTATGTTCCTGGTACAAATGAGGGCGGAACTAGAAATCCAGATACAATAGGGGAAGATGGTTATGTTTTATTAACAGGAACGTCTTGTGGTGTAGCTATATCAACAACAATTGTATCTGAACCATTTACATCAACGTCTGTGGCTACATCAGCAAGAATAGTTGTATTTGAAGAAAATATAGATACACCTACTTTAAATACAGATATTGTTGCTTCAATATCACGTGATGGAACAAATTTCACTAATGCTACCTTAACAGATTCAGGATACGTTACAGGTAGTTCAGGACAAAGAATTTTAACAGGCCAAGCCGACATTTCTGGTCAACCAAGTGGACAATCAATGCGTTGGAAACTGGCATTGGCCAATAATGCGGTTAAGATACACGGAGTTTCGCTATCCTGGGCATAGTATAAATAACTATATCATTAACAAGTGAGGAAATTATAATGGCAAAAAGAGATATACCAACAGAATTTAAAAAAATAAAAGTACCTGAAGGCTACGAGTGGGAAGTTCATAACTTACACGCATATGCTGAAAAGAAAAAGGCCTTTGAAAGAGGTGAAATTACTTTAACACAACTACAAGAATTTGAGCACCAATATAGAGAAAGTGCTGAACAAAGAGAATGGCGTTGGCGTAGAGAACATATTATGGCTGAATTAGAACAACAAAACGCTAAAAACTTTAGGTCGTTTAAAGAAAACGGTAAAGAGTTTGCTAAAAAAATGGCCGATATGGGTAGAGGTATTTCTATGTGGTGGTGGAAAAAACCTAAAAAAGGTGCTGGTAAAGGTAATATGATTCAAAATTCTATTACAGGTGCTTGGCAACAAGAATACAAACCTAATAAATCAATGAATATGAGAGCCTGGTTAGCAGCTGCTGATCAAGGTAAAGTTATGCCTCATATGAATCCTAAAGGTGTGCCATTAAATAGAGAACCTACTGAAGAAGAAAAGGGTATAAGTGCTGAAGCTAAAAAGACAAGAGCTGAAAAAGTTTGGAAATGGGTATTAGGCGAAACTGATAACTTTGGAAGAGGTTTTAATGATCCTAAATGGGGTAGACTTGATAAAAGTCGGCCAGGTAAAGGTGGTAGAGGTCCAAGAGTAGGAAAATATACTGTAAAATAGTATCCGAATTGACAATATAAATAAAATGTGTTATAATTACAAAAATGAAAGTGAGATAAAATGAAAAGTCCATTTATACAAACACAACCAGAACAACTACAGTTTAAAGTAGAAGACATTTTTAAATGTCCTATTTACATATCACATAAGCCAGAATGGGTAAAAGATTTAAATAAGGCTTCTGATCCAATTATAAAAAGAGTTGAACAAAATTGGAAAAAGAAAATTAAAGATAAAAATGATCCTACAACTACAATGCCTAATTCATTACATAGTGAATTGTTATGGCAATATCCAGAATTTAAAGATATAGCAAATCTAATTTTACAGCAAGGTTGGAATATGTTACATTGGCAAGGTTATAATTTAGATAATCGTATACCAATGATGACAGAATTATGGGTACAAGAGTTTCCAGAAACAGGTGGTTTCCACGATATACACGAACACGGTAATAATCATATTTCTGGTTTTTACTTTTTAAAGTGTTCAGAAAAAACATCTCATCCTGTTTTCCACGATCCTAGACCCGGTAAAAAAATGACAGACTTACAAATGAAAGACCCTAGTAAAGTAAATTATGGTTCTTCACAAATACATTATAAAGTAAAACCAGGCCAGTTTATTTTCTTTAACTCTTATATGCCACACGCTTATGTTCATCATAAGGGTAAAGATAAGTTTAGATTTATACACTTTAATATGCAAGCTGTGATTGACCCTAGTAAGTCAACAAAAGTTTAGTATAAATATAAAAAATTGAATTGAGGAGTAAATTATGCCAAAAGCAAAAAAGAAAACTAAAACTAAATCGGCTAAAAAACCGACAAGAAAAAAGACACAAGAACAATTAGATAAAATTTCTTGTGGTAGTCCTAAAGTAAATCCCACACAACCCAATCAAGTATCATTACAAGCAAATAATCAATTTTGTTCTATACTTCACGCTACATTTTTTGATACAAAACAATGTGACGCTATTACAAATCAGGCCGTAGAAGAATTATGGATGTCTGGTGAAACAATCGGTGGTGGAGTAAATAAAAAAGTAAGACACGTTGAACAACAAGTATTGCCAATTAATGATAAAGGCTGGCCATTAACAAGAATATTAGAATTGGCAAAACAAGCCAATAATGCTCGTTATAAATTTGATATGGCAGGCTTTTTAGATGTTGATGCTCCAATGTTAATGAAATATGAAAAAGGCGGCCATTATGATTGGCACGTAGATACAGGTAATGCTGTATGTCATAGAAAATTAAGTTTTACTATACAATTATCTGATTCAAAAGATTATGAAGGTGGAGATATTGAATTTATTGGTTCAAAAGTAGATGCAAAGGCCTTTAGACAAAAAGGTGTTTGTATAATCTATCCATCATTTTTACCTCATAGAATTACAAAAGTAACAAAGGGTGTAAGACACGCAATCGTTGGATGGATTCACGGTCCTACTTTTAAATAATGCCAAGAAAAAAGAAACAACCTAAACAACCCGAAGTACAAAAACAATTTAATTTAAATAGAGAATTGTTTTATGCTACTCCTATATTTTTTAAAGATTTACAAAATTCGGAAGAATTAAACAAACATCTTTTAAAACATTTAAAACAATGGAAAAAAAGAGATGAAAAAGGTATAGTTCGTTCAAACTCTTTAGGTTGGCATAGTGCCGTTGATATGCACCATAGAAAAGAATATAAACCTCTAATCAAAGAATTATTTAAGATGCAAGAGGAGATTTATGAAGCTGAGGGGTATCATCCTGATACCGAAGCCGTATGTGATAATATGTGGGGAAATATAAATTACAAATATTCTCATAACAAAAATCACGTACATCCTGGTGCTCAATGGTCAGGTGTTTATTATATTAAGTGTCCACCAAACTGTGGTCATATTTGGTTTACAGATCCTTGTGGTGAAAGACATTTAGATATGCCTATTATGGCAGATAAGAAAGCTAAACCAACTCACTATTGGAGAGAAGTACATTATCAACCCATTGAAGGCCGTTTAATAATGTTTCCTGGTTGGTTAACACACGAAGTGGCACAAAATATGTGTGATTTAAAAGGTGAAGATGGCTGGCGTGTTTCTGTATCTTTTAACTTTAAACAAAGATGGAAACAAGGTAAATATAAACCACCAGTAAAAGGCCACGATAGTGGTGGTATAATAGACATAAATAGTATAAAATAAGGTATAAATAGTATTATGAGTGAAAAAGAAAGAACATTTACAATTGATGGTAAAGAATATAAAGAATCCGACCTATCTTTAAGATGTAGAAATATAATTGTTGCTAGAGCTGAGATTCAACAATCCAAAACTAGACACGAAGTTGAATTGGAAAAAATAGAGGTCTTAACTAATTACTATAATGGTGAGATTAAAAAAGAGTTAGAAAAATCAGATGGCAGCGACAGCAAATCTAAGGATTGACCAAGGGGCAACATTTTCAAGTGATGTAACCGTTTCTGATACAGACGGTGGAGAATTTGATTTAACAGGTTATACGGCCTCAGCCAAAATGGCCAGAGGTTATACTTCTACAAGAACAAGAACAACAATTACGACAACAATTGCTGATGACCCCGCTACAGGCGTCATTACGTTATCATTAACACCAGATCAAACAAATCAATTAGACGCTCCTGCTAGATACGTCTATGACGTTGAAATTACACAGACATCCGATAGTACAGTTACTAGAGTGATTGAAGGTATTATTACAGTAAGTCCATCCGTCACTGTTTAATATACCTCTTTAGCATAATTTTATTATAAATATTACAAAAGAGAGATATATCTATGGTAAAAGCCGTAATCAACAGTACAGGTGGCGTAACTGCTAAAATTAACAGTACAACTTCATCTGGACCCCAAAAAGTTAGTGTTATAACTCCAACAGCAAACGTAAATGTTGATGGTGTTAGACAATTAAGAAATTTAACAGATGTTAATGTTTCTTCTCTTAATGACGGTGCTTTGATTCAATATGATGCTGAAACAGACAAATTTATAACAAGAAACGAATTAAACACTACCACAGGACCAATAAGATTTAACGGTGGTAATTTTTAGGAGAATTTAAATGGCAACAATACTTCAGATAAAAAGATCGTCAGGAACTACCGCTCCATCGGAATTAGCCCAAGGTGAACTGGCCTATACATATGGCACAGGTACCCAAGGTAATAATGGTGATAGACTCTTTATAGGAACAGGCACCGAAACAGACGGTGTAGCCGCTAATATAGATGTTATTGGTGGTAAATATTTTACAAGTTTAACAAATCATACACCAGGAACATTAACAGCATCAGCATCTTTGCTTGTTGACTCTAACAAAGCGATTGATGAAATCTTTATAGGTAATAATGCTTCTACAGGTGGTCAATTAAAATTAAATGAAGGTACTAATAACGGAACAAATTTCATTGGACTTAAAGCTCCAAATTCTGTCACAACTTCCACTACTTTCACGTTGCCAGATGGTGATGGTACAAATGGACAGATTTTAACAACTGACGGTTCAGGTAATTTAAGTTTTGCTGATGCTGCTGCTAGTTCATTTACACTTGCCGCTGATAGTGGTACAAACGATACTTTTACTACAGGTGATACATTAACATTTACTGGTGGTACTGGGATTGATACATCAGTTAGTGATGACGCTATAACAATTGCGATTGATAGTAATGTTTTAACTGCTTCATCTACTCATACTTTAACTAATAAAACTTTTGACGCAAATGGTACTGGTAACTCAATATCAAATATTGCTAATTCATCATTAACAAATTCTACAATTTCAATTAGTGATGATAGTTCTTCATCTACAAATATTCCACTAGGCGGTGGTTTTAGTATTTTAGGTGGAACAGGTATTACTTCAAGTGTAAACGGTAGTGAGTTAACTTTAGAAGTTGATAATACAATTACAACTAACTCTGGTACTCAAACATTAACAAATAAAACAATTGATTTAGGTAATAATACTTTAACAGGTACAACAGCCGAATTTAATACTGCTTTACAAGATGGTTCTTTTGCCACTTTAGCAGGTAGTGAAACACTTACAAATAAAACAATCAATAGTGATAGTAACACAATCACATTAGATTTATCTGAAGGAACTTTAACTGGTACAACTGCTGAATTTAATTCTGCTTTATCAGATGGTTCTTTTGCTACATTAGCAGGCACAGAAACATTATCTAATAAAACACTTACAGCTCCTAAATTTGCTGATGGTGGTTTTATTGCTGATGCGAATGGTAATGAGTTAATTCTTTTACAAACAGAAACATCTGCTGTAAATGAATTAGAAATTACTAACGCTGCTACAAGTAATGCCGTTCAGATTGCTACAACAGGTGGTGATACAAACATTGACTTAAAAATCAGTCCAAAAGGTTCTGGTGTTGTTGATGTTGATTCAAGTAGAATTACAAACGTAACTGATCCATCAGGCGCTCAAGACGCTGCTACTAAAGCATATGTTGATGGTGTTGCGAACGGTTTAGATGTAAAAGAATCAGTACGATATGCTTCAACAGCCAATATTGCTGGAACATATGACAATGGTGCTGGTACTATTACAGCTGGTTCAAATGGTGCTTTATCTATTGATGGACAAACTCCATCAGCAAGTGATAGAGTATTATTAAAAGATCAGTCAGACGCTACTGAAAACGGTATCTATGTTGTTACAACTGTAGGTGATGGTTCATCTGCTTATGTATTAACAAGAGGTCCAGACGCTGATACAGCTGCTGAATTAACAGGTGGTACATTCTTCTTTGTTGAAGAAGGTTCTGCTAATGCTGATAATGGTTATGTAGCAACACATAACGGAACGCCTACATTAGGAACAGATGATATTACATTTAGTCAGTTCTCTGGTGCTGGCCAAATCTCAGCTGGTGACGCTTTAACAAAAACTGGTAATACTTTAGATGTTGCCGTTGATGATACTACAATTGAAGTATCAGGTGACGCTTTACAAATTAAGGCTTCAGGAGTTGGTACTAATCAAATTGCTGATACAGCCGTAACTGCTGGTAAGTTAGCAACAACTTTAGATTTATCAGGTAACACAATTACATTACCAAGTACATTTACTACAAACGCAGGGACACAGACATTAACAAATAAAACAATAGACGCTAGTAATAACACAATTTCAAATATTACTAACGCTATGTTATCTGGCTCAGCGGCTATTTCAAATGCCAACTTAGCTAATAGTGCTATCACAATTAGTGACGGTTCTACTACACAAGATTTAGATTTAGGTAATACTTTAGTAGTATCATCTGGTGAAGGTATTGATGCTACAGTTTCGGCAACTGATACTTTAACAATTGCTGCTGAATTAGCGACAACATCAAATAAAGGTGTTGCTTCATTTAGTTCAGATAATTTTACAGTAAATACAGGAGTTGTTACAGTTACATCAATTGATGGTGGTACATTTTAATTATTAATTTAGGAGATTATTAAGTGACAGCTGTCATAAAATTAAAAAGAGGTACGACTACTCCAACTACTGGTGATATAACTAGTGGTGAAGTTGCAGTTGATACTTCGGCACAAAAATTTTATATCAACGACAGCGGT